ATTAGATCGGCCTTAAAAAGGCAGGCTACTTATTCAAAGGATTTAGAGATATGCATAGGTACAGCTGCAGGTTCGTATTATGCTTTTTTACTATCCCAGAGGGATATTGAAAGTTTAGACCGCAGTTTTGTAGAGGAAGTTTCTCGGGAAGGCAATATAAAGCTGGTTCCTCATCCGGCATTTAAGACGCTGAAAGATTCACAGGAAAGTGTTCGTAAAGCTTTACGGGAGTTAGGCCTGACTATGTCTACTCTGGCTGTTGATGAAGATGATGAACTAGGTAAGTTAATTGAAGATGTTGAGAGTGTAAAATGAAATGGAAGAAACTGAAAAGCAGAAACTCAGAGAACTGAAATCCTTTACAATTGCCCGGTTACGGTCTATAAATGTGGACTCGTACGGATTGTGCAATACTGATGCCCGGCTGCGTGATTATGTTCTGCAATGCATTTCAGATCCTGACGCTCACAATCTGTATGAACATCTTTCTATTGTCCGTTTTTTTCGTTTCCTTGACACATACGAGTTCCGATCCAGGGAGGTAAAAAAGTTTATCCGCTTTTATGAGCGTCTGAAATTTACAGGGAAGAAGGGGAAGACCCGGTATAAACTTACGCCGATACAGGTCTTTCAATTCGCTAATATACTAGGCTTCTATAAGTCTGACGGGAAAAGACTTTGCCGGGAAGCTCTTTTGTTTGTTCCCCGCAAATTTAGCAAAACAACCTCCGTTGCATCGATTGCTATCTATGATTTACTTTTTGGTGATGCTAATGCTCAGGCTTATGTCGGTGCTAACAGTTATGACCAGGCTCAGATCTGTTTCCGGGAGATAAAAAGTATTTTGTCGGGGCTTGATAAAAGGTTGAGGTACTTTAAGCTAAATAGGGAGGTCGTGTATAACCGAATGAAAGGCAAAAGTTCTCTGGCGCGATGCCTGGCAACAAATCCGGATAAGCTGGACGGGCTTAATGCGTCGGTGGTTATACTTGATGAATATTCCCAGGCAAATAGCGCGGATCTAAAAAATGTACTGACATCATCTATGGGTGTCCGTGAAAACCCACTTACGATAGTTATAACTACTGCCAGCGACAAAATTGATTCTCCGTTTTTTGAAATGCTGCAAAGCTATAAGGCAATCCTACGCGGGGAACAACAGGATGATACTATATTTGCTCATATCTTTGAACCGGATGTGGACGACGAAGAGGACGACGAAAGAACATGGAAAAAGGTACAACCGCACTGGGGAATAACGATACAGCCTGATTTTTATGCGTACGAATATAACAAGGCTCTCCGATCAAGTGCCGATATGAAAGATTTCCGCAATAAATTGTTGAATATTTTTGCTGTTGATGAGGCTAGAGCTTGGATAAGTGCGGACTTTGCTCGGTCGATGGCTTGCGATATTGATATAGATAAGATCCAGGGACGACCGGAGGCAATGGTTTCTATTGACTTGTCTGTTCATGACGATTTTTCTGCTGTATCTTACACTGTTTATTCAAAACTTAATCGTTCATTTTTTGCTCACACGGATTACTATTTTCCGGAGGGAGCTTTGACCGGGCATCCAAACGAGGAATTATACCGGCGTTGGGTTGATGCCGGGTATTTGAAATTATGCAAAGGTGACGTTATTGATTATCGAATGATCGTTGATGATATACTGGAAAGGAACAAAACCTTACTTATACTGCAGATTGGATACGATGCATATAAGAGTCAGGAGTGTGTTAACATGCTAGGGGCTGCCGGAGCTATGGGAGTACTCAAAGCTGTGCCTCAGACATACGGGAACTTTACCTCACCAGTCGAGAGCTTTGAATATGCGGCCCGAACCGGAAAACTAAAGATCAACAATAATCCGATCAACTTTTATTGCTTTGGCAATGCTGTACTTGATACAGATCGAAACGAAAATAAGAAACCTATCAAACGTAGCCAGTTCCGGAAGATCGACGGAGTGATAACAATGCTTATGACCTTCTGGCTATTCAATAACTACGAACAATAGCAGAAGTGCGGCCAATTTATCAGGGAGTACCGGGTTGTAAAAAGCCAGGTATGAATTTTTCTGATTTATTTCGATTTAAAAGGTCTGACCCTGCCGATGGTATTGTTCCCGATCGGCAAAGCTATTTTGATATGACTGCACAACCTCCGCCATCTTCCGGGCGGGTAGTCTCGGTCAATTCTCCTGATTTAGCAATGAAAATAGCCGCGGTCTTTAGATGTGTAGACATTTTATCATCCGGTGTTGCATCGTTACCGTTTGAGTACAAACGATACAATCAGGCTGAGGGATACTTTGTTGATTATTATCAATCCAATTTGTATTATCTTCTTACCGTACAGGCTAACCCCCGAATGACTGCCTATGAGTTTATGCGCAATATCATTATTGAGAAAGTAATGAGAGGGAATGCTTACGTTTTTCCGCGCATGGCAGGAGGTGATTTGGATGAACTTATTCTATGTAGTCCTCATAGTGTTAGCTTCGATAAATATCTGAACTCTTATACGATTACTGATTACATAAATGGAGTATTTGGAACATACAAGGCCAACCGGATAATTCATATCAGAAACTTCAGTCTCGATGGTGGTTATACTGGTGTCTCTACAATTGAGTGGGCTGCAAATGTCCTGGGAATATCGGCAACAGCAGATAAAGAAACCCTTTCCGTTTTTGCTACTGGCGGCCGTCTGAAGGGGCTTGTAAGTAATGACAACAGTCTTGCAAAAGGATTTGGAGAATTGCAAGACGGACAGTTAAAAACAGCAGCAAGTTTAATTGAAGAAGCGATAAAATCAGGCAATGACATTATTTCTGTACCGGGTGATGCCAAATTTTCTACGATGTCTATCAGTCAAAAGGACATGGAACTTTTGGAAAGTAAAAAATTTGGCGTTCTGGAAATATGCAGGTTCTTTGGCGTGCATCCTGATAAGGTCTTTGCCGGTCAATCTGCAAATTACAAAGCTAGCGAAATGTCTCAGGTGTCTTTTTTAACTGATACATTAGCTCCAACACTCCGACAAATTGAAATGGAGTTTTATGCAAAATTGGTAGATCGCGAGTTTTACCAGTATTACAAATTTGAATTTGACAAATCCAGTATATACACGACGGACCTGGCAACAGAGGGAGTCTATATGACTACAACGTTGTCAAACGGGGTTATGACGGTCAATGACTGGAGACGCAAGAAGGATTTGAAACCGGTTGAGGGTGGTGATCAAGTATTTATTTCTTGTAATGTTGCTCCAATTAACTCGCCTAAAATCAGCGGTGAAACAGAAAGTGCGGCCAATTTATCAGGTACTAACAGTAATAAAAAAGATGATGGAAAAGCATAAGCATGAAATAAGAACTTATTCAGATGCAGTTAATGTACAAGTACGCTCCGCAGAGGAAGGCAGATCCGAAATCATTGAGGGGTATGCTGTTGTTTTTGGCACCCGGTCCAATCTTATTTATGACTGGATGGCTGGTGAAAAAATATACGAAACAATTGAGCGCGGATCTGTAACACAGGCTGATTTGGATCAGTGGGACGTTCGGGCAACATTGGATCATGACTTTAACCAGCTTCTGGCTCGATCCGTCAACGGTAAAGGATCTTTGACACTGACGGTAGACGATCATGGAGTTAAATATTCGTTTGATGTTCCTGATACAATCGATGGCAAACGGGCTGCTGAGCGCATAAAACGCGGCGAATTATTTGGATCGTCTTTCATGTTTTCATTTGATGAGAAAACTGATTGTACATACAGTCGTGATAAGGATGGCATTCTTTGCCGGTCAGTAAATAAAATTGTACAGATGTATGATATATCAATCGTACAGAACCCAGCTTATCAGGCAAGCTCGGTAAGTCGTAGGAGTATGGAGGATGCCGGAGTTATTGAGCCGGAAAACAATAATGTCATCGCGGAGGTCGCTGCGATGCGTAGAAACATAGAGCAAATTTATTAACGTTAATAAAATCATAAGATGAAGAATTATTTAAAAAGAATCGGTGAAATCAATATCCGTATGAGCGAGATGGCGGATCTGTGCGAAAAGGAAAAACGCGCCATGACAGACGACGAAAAGAAGGAATTTGAATCTATCCGTATCGAGCGTGGTCTTTTGTCGATGAGAGTTGATGCAATGCAGGCCGGTAAGCCTATTCCGGTTGAGAGCCGTGCAGATGCGTTTGATAAGATCGTTCGTGACTCTGTCACTAATAGTACTCAGACAACAATTAAGCTGCAACGCGCTGATGTGATGCAGGACTTAGCAAGCGCAACCAATATTGTTCCGGTTACTATTGGGGATATTATTCAGCCGCTGGAAAAGGGGTTGATCTTGGATAAGGTCGGTATTAAATTGCAGACCGGTTTAGCCGGTGATTATGTTTTCCCGATCGTTGCGGCAGTTGATGCAGAAATAGCAGGTCAGGAGGTTGCTTTGTCAGATAAGAAAATCGATATTACAAAATTACAGCCAGCTCCGAAGCGTGTTGGTATTTCTATTCCGGTATCAAATTTCGCCGTACATCAGACTAAGGGTGTTTTGCTGGAGATCGTTAAAATGCAAATACCTTTAGCGTTGCAACGTACATTGAATAAATGGATGTTTCAGCCGGAGGAAGTTGTTGCAGGGTGTTCGGGCTGTTTTAAAGATCCAGGAACGACCGTAGACTTTGCAGGCGAGGTTCCGACATATAAGGAACTTATCTTAATGCGTGGCAAAGTGTATGCAAAGGGTATTGTTCCGGATGGATCAGGGGCGTATGTGATGGGAGCCGAGTTATATGCAATTCTGGAAGCAACGCCTATTGATGCCGGTAGCGGCCTTATGATCATCCAAAATGGAAAGATTGGCGGTATCCCGGTCTTTGTCACTGAGTATATTGGCGCAGGAAAGATCGGTTTTGGTATTTTTAGTTATGAATTATTCGGTCAGTTCGGTGATATAAACTTCATCGTAGATCCCTATACAGGTGCAAAAAAGAATATGACCTATTTTGTACTTAATACAGAGTTTAGCATGACTTCTGCCCGCGCTGAGGCTTTTGCTCTGGGGACTGTTACTCCTGCGTAATATTATTTTCCATAATGTTTTGTAGTTTGTTGGAAGGAGGCGGGTTATACCGCCTCTTTTCACTTAAAAGTAAAGCTTATGTTTGTAACGTTGGAAGATTTAAAAATACAATGTAATGTTGATTTTGAAGAGGACGATAAATTGCTTATCAAGTATGCAGTAGCAGCAGAGCGATTTATCGAGAAGCGTCTTAATACAACCTTTAAGGATATCATAGTCGATAATGATGGTGTGTTCCCGGAAGATATCGAAATGGCTGTACTAATGGTTGCCGCACATTGGTATAGAGTTCGTGAGGCTGTTAGTTCTACGGCTCAATCTCGTGTACCTTTCGGAGTAGAGGCTTTAATAACCCCATATAAGAAAATTATATGATATCATCCGGATTGCTCAAATATAGAATATCTTTTCTGCAGGCCGATGTTGACCGGAATAGTTTCGGAGAACAGATACAGACTTGGATCCCGACTTATACCTGTCGTGCAGATGTAAAGTTTAGTAAAGGTTCCAGGGCGATTCTGGCCGGTGAAGTCTGGAACCCGACTAGTGTAGTCATTACCTGTCGGAGAAGTGACAAGATAAATAACCGGCAGCGGATCAGATGGGAAGGAAATCAGTACAATATAGTATCTATCAATCCTGATGCAGCAGATCGGTCACTAACAATAATCGCGGATTTAATAAACGAAAACAATGGCGGATAATGACGGTTGGTTAATAGATGCTCATCAGCTTTACAGTGTGATTGATGATCTGGATTTGTCAAGCAAGGATTTGAACAAAGCTATGAAGAAGGCTCTTGCTACATCTTCCCGCATGATACAAACTGAAGCAAAGAAAAATCTGCGTGGATTGTCATATAAGGGCGGACCTATTAAAAACCCCGTGTTTTTATCGAGAGGGGTTAATACTCTTGTTTATAAATCCGGACGAGGGGCAAGTATCAGCTTGCTTGATAATCGTAAGGTTACAGTAAGATATAAGGGTGGCAATTACAAGAACCCTGCTTACCTTTTGAGATTTATTGAGCGTGGAACTGATAAGCGTGAACTAAAAGGGCGCGGGAAGTACCCTAGAGGAACGAACAGGGGAGTATTGGAAGCCAGGCCCTTCTTTGCACCAGCCGTACAGGCTAAATATAAAGCCGCTCAGGATATACTCAATGATGGAATAGAAAAAGAACTTATTAAAATAGCTAATAAAAAACGATCATGAGTTTACTGATAGGAAAGCATATATACAGCGTATTAACATCTGATAATGACGTTAATGGGCTAGTAGAGGAAAGAGTTTTCCCACTGGTTATACCAGAGGGGGCAGATCGCCCATTTGCTGTATTTAACGATATTAATGTTGTCGGTGAATACACGAAGGATGGTTGGGCAGGAGATGTAACACAGGCTACCGTTATGTGTGTGGCCGATAAATACGAAAGTGCGGCCGATTTGGCAGAGAATGTACGAATTACGTTAGAGCAAAGTAAAAAACAATACGATGGGTACACAATCGGAGGTGCTGAGTTGAAAAAAAGTGGAGACTCTTATCAAAATGGTGTTTACGTGATAGTATTAAACTTTGAGTTTGAAACATTTTAAATAATTGAAAATATGAAGAAACGACCTTTAAAAGGAAAAAATCTAATGCTTTTCGTCGGTGGAAAAGCGTTAGCGCTGGCGACATCATGCGGTATTGATCTTACTGCAAACACAGAAGATGCCGCGAGTAAAGACAGTGGCGGCTGGGATGATCCAGAGATTACCGGATGGGCTTGGGCGGCCAGTTCTGATAACTTATGTAGTGCTGATGAGGCTGACAGTGTAGATGTTACCTATGAAAGTCTTGTCGATTTATGGATGGCAGGTGAACCGGT